TTCAAGAGCACCACCTTCAACGTTGTCTTCTAGTGCTTCAGATGAAACTTCCCAGTCAAGACGAATCTTCTTTGTAGTCAATTCAACCTTTGAGAATGTTGCACCAGTGTTTGTGTACTCTGCATTAGCCTGAGCTGCTGCACGAATTACACGCTCGCCTACGTTAACCTTTTCGAGCTCCATAGAGTTAGCTCTCATAGTCACACGACGACCATCCTTGGCGAGAACTGTTGCATCCCATACGTAGTCAATAAAACGACGTGCCTGTTCAGGGCGTAGGATACCGCTTGCCGCATCACCCGAAGGATTTACGGCATTAGGACCAGTTGTAACACCAAAGCTAGCTGTTGGGATGTTGCCTAGGGTGTTTAGCCCTGGGTTTGATACATCACCAACACCTCCAGACGCAAATGCACCTTCTCCGTTAACTTCGTTAGGTCCAGCACCTGGATAGTTTTTAATAATCTCTTCCGACATAATTGTCACCTCCTAAGTGATTTTTATCTAAATAGATCGGCAGTTTTGAGGAAACGTCCGCCCCATAGGGATTTCTCAACCTGTTCTGGTTGAGTTTCCTGAACGATCTCGCCTAGATCGCCAGACTTACGGAAAGCGGTGTCTGCTTCTACTGCGTCCACTCTCTTTCCAAATTCATTAAACTGTCCCTTGGCTTCTGCTACCTCATTTTTTACAGAGTCAATTGACTTGCTTAGTGCAGATACCTGCTCGTGTAGAGCTTTTACGGTATTTGCTAGATCGCTAAAGGCTGATGTTAGAGTACTCTGGATTTCAGTAACTGCGGCGGCAATTACCTCATCTGACTTAGATACCTCAGCTTCCACATCTGCAGAATCAGACTTTTCAGTCTCTTCAGACTTTACGTCTTCAGACTTCATGTATTCCTCGTCCTCGTCATCCTCATCTTCATCCATAGACTTTTCTTCCTTAGTCTTGTCTTCAGAGTAGGACTTCTCTACTGCATCTTCGGTTGTGGCATCTGCCTCTGGAGCGACCTGTGATTCTTCTACTTCATCAGACTTCTCAACGACGTCTTCTGTTGTGTTTTCATTCATAGGACTTACCTCCTTGTTAATCTCAATTGTATTAATGCCTTTAGCACTATCAACTAAGAACTTTATCATATCTGTTTTTTCGTTGTCGTTTTTCTCAACGAAACCTATATTCTGCATTGGGGTATTAGAAGTTGGGCTAAGCTCAGATTCATTTTCTGACAGCATGACAATGCCAGATTCTGAATCCCAGAAAACATTTTCAATTTGGGTATCTAAGCCTTCACCCTTAATCATATCTACTCCGTCAACTTTTTCGACAGATAAAACATTTGCAAATTGATTTGCAGGATTATCTACGAGAGACAATTCTACCAGATCATAGTCTTTAATAATACGGATTTTTGCATCCATCTTTTCATCATACCCGTCATCCCACTTGTTCATCTTACCACCAATGGAAAAGCCAGATAGGGTTCCGTCAAGAACTTTTTCCCAAGTGTCTTGTGCACCCTTTGAAATATAGGTTGAAACATAAACGCCAGAATAAAACTTCTTTGTCTCTGGGTCAAAATACTTATCTTCTTTAAAGGAAATCATCTTACCAACTGCTGTTGGTTGGTGCATCTCTCTAATGTTTCCCCTGAATTTTGCAAAAGCCTTAAGGCTTGCATCTGTTGTGACAATGTCTGCCTGCTTGTCTACGTTATCAAGTGTGGCAAATCCTGAGACAATACGTCTCTCCCTGTCCACTTTACTGAACGGCATTGATAGGCGAACACTCTCGCCCTCTGTGTCCCAATGGGCCTTTTGTATAGTCATGCTATCTCAATTATATAGTATTTTTATAAAAAAGTTATAAAAAAGTTATTATTGCGAAGATCTGCCTTCGCCAGCTGGATTTCTTCCAGAAATTGTCGCAGAATTGTCTGAAGAGTTGTTAGCTCTTTCAGCATCTCGTTGCCTGTTGCCAGCTAGGTTTGCCCTTGAGTCAGCAGACTGTCTCGTAGACATTTCGAACGGCTCGTCCCCATCTGGTCTTTGTGGAAGCCCAAGCTTTTCACGAGCTTCGTTTGGAACCATAATTTGAGTCTTAACATATCTTTCAAGAATCTGGGATTGTGCAATCTCATCTGTTAGCGTTAGCTCATTAAACTTGAAGTCCAGAATGTCTGTCTTTTCCTTAATCATTTTATTGATCATTTTTTCTAGATTTGCCTGAGCAGGTCTAGCTACCTGTTCCTTAAAAGTACGGTCTTGAGCTAGGGCTGCTGCAATTGCAGAAGAATCTCCACCACCAATTTTTGAAAGAGGAACCTGATGAGCAATAAGAATGTCATCACGGTTTCTAATTCTGTACTCATTAAATGATGCCTCTTGAACTCCAGCCTCAATTGGCTCCATCTTAAACTCTACCTTATTATTATCGGTATCAGATGGTAGTGGAATATATAGAGTTCTGTGGGACTGTCCCTTTAGACTTGTTTGCAAAAATCTAAACATTTTATCTTCCGCATCAGACGATAGCTTTGCACCCTTTAGCGTTACGATGTATCTTGGAACACCCTTGTTTCCAAAGTAATCAATGTTATATTGAGAGGCTAGCTGGTCTCCATGCAAAGAAGAAATTGCAGACATAATGTCTGGCACACCATAAAATGTGTTTAGTGGAGAGTATTCCTTGTAGTGAATAATTTCATTTGGCCTAGGATCAGCGGTGATTGGGTTTGGGTTCTTTGCCCCGAAATTTCTAAAGTAAACAACCTTTTGTCCAATAATCTGAACATAGCCATCACGAAGTCTACGCACACGCATGGTCGTTGCAGGAATGTGGCCAACATAGCCAATCTCTCCAGCAACAGTTCTACCAATTTCAAGATAGCCGTTTCCAGTTGCCTGTACATCTGTGTAAAACTTCATCATTGTATTTGTAAAAGAGTCATCGCTGTTTAGACTTTCTAACCAATCACGCATTTCAACTTTTGCACGTTCAATACGCTTCCTGGCCTTTTCAATTGCAGAATCATTGACAGAAGCTTCTAGCTGCATCAAAGTTCTTTTTGAAACATGGAAGTCATATCCAAGGCCAACAATATTCTCAACCTTAGCATCAATAGCTGCATGATTTGCAAACGAGGTGTCGTAATAGTTTGCAAGTTCATATAAATTCCATGGTGGTGTAATAACGTCAAACATGCCATAGCCATTGTGGAAAACTGTTCCTGGGTTAATCTCTTTGGATCTAGTTCCGTTTAGTCCAGAGCTTGTCGCTAAAGCACTGTCTTGGTATCCCTGTCGTGTTGTGTCCACGCCAGTAAAACTTAGACTGTCATAAGCCTTTGCAACTCTATCCGATCGTCTTTTAAAGTTTTTCTCTAGTCCAGAAAGCCCCTTTAGATCTTCCCACTTTTTTGCAAAAGGATCTTGCTTCTTAAAAACATCTTCTTCTGCATCAAATTCTGGTAAGAATGCATTAATTGGGTACTGGTATTCGTCTGACATTAGCCTTCATCTCCATAAAGCTCTAGGGTTTTCTTTGCAGCCATTACAGCACCAATATCATTTAGTGATGGGATTAAGCCCTGCTTCATACGGTCTATTTGCTCACTGTACTCTTCGTCGCTAATTCTTGCGGTACCTGGGAAAAATACAGGAGATCCGTCTGGCTCTCCATGATAGGCTGCTGCCTGCTTTAGCTTTGCAATTTGATTTTCATCGCCTCTGTTGGCTGGAATATTTAAAATATTGCCATTTCCATCAGTAAACCACTTGCCATTGGACTTTTTCCAAACATAAACGCCCCAAGAATAGCCAGTCTGCTCTACTAAAGTTACTTTTGCCTTACCAAGGGCTTCTGCAAATTTGTCTTCCATAACCATAAGTATACCATATTATACTGCGGATATGGTCTTTGCATCCAAAGAAATACCTTGGAAAACGTTATATTCGTATTCTTGCAACACAAGTGCATTTGTCAGATCAGTGTCTGATTTGGTATCATCTACAATAATCTTGTTGGTTCCTGTATAAGTTTTGTATATGTTTGAGGCATCAACTCCAAAGGAGCTTGTAGTTGAAACAACCAAGACATCACCCCAAATAAAGTTTTCGTTCCAGAAGTTCCAGTCATAGTCCTCTGACTCCGTTTTGTTTAGCACCTTGCTCCATGGACGGTTTACAGCAAGCTGAACTTCCTGTAGATTAGTAGACTCATAATAAGAAATATTGTTTATTAATAGTGGACCATTAATTCTAATGGCACCAGAATAACTTCTAAAGAATACTGGGCTTGGGAAGGTTATTCCTAGCATTAGCCACTCGTTTAGGTTTATTGTTGGCAAATAGGTCAAGTTGCCATTGACGTAGAATACTAGGTCTGTTTTTTCTTGCCCAGTCTTTCCGTCTACTGCAAATATCTTAGCTCTCTTGCCATCAGGCTGGGAGGACAATAGGTAAAACTTTAGGTAGACGTCTCTTCCCTCAATTTCAAAAATTTTGGTAGGGCTTGTTGGGAAAACATCCTGATCGTATAGCACTGAAAATTGTGTAGCAATTATCTTATAGTCTGAAATCAAGTTTTCATTGATTGGAATAGAAAGCCCACGATTAACATCATCAGTAATGTCTCCTAGGAGCTTAATACCAGAATTTTTTGTTAGATAAAGATATGGAGTGCTGCCTTTATAAATAGAAAATGGGTTATTATCTTTGTAGCTAAAATAAATACCAGTTTGCTTATATGGATAAATTTTCTTACCAAATCTAGTACCAACTGCCGTTGGCGTTGTTTGACTAAAAGATTGTGAGGCATACTGCAAGGTTTTTAGCTTATACTTTTTGTTAATATTTTCTTCTGAATTAAACTCTATATGTGTAACAAGGGCAATGTCTTCAAACTTAATGTCATTTGGCAAGTAAATTAAAGTGCCGTCCAAAACCTCATACTTAGTGTTTGTCCATTCTGATCCTGGCTGAACAATATCATTATCTAAAAGTCTTTGGGTGTTTAAAAATGAATCTGTTGGAATATTGGCTCCAGATTGCAATGTCTGAAAGGTAATGTAAAATCTTACATCAGAACTAACGGTATTGTAAAATCGTCCGCCTGCTTCTGAAACAAAATCTCTAAACTTTGGGGAATTAACGTTAAACTGTATAAAGTCTAAATCATAGTACTGGTCTCCATTAATGTCAAGTACGTTTTTTGCAAAATATGATAGTGGCAAATAGTCTTGCCAAGACCCATTAGTTCCAAAGTCTAAAAAGAAAATACCGTTTTCGTATTTTGGCAATAGGCTATAGCTTGCAAACTGAAAAACGTTGTCCGCACTATAATCAGAGTTTATGATTCCATTATCCAAGAAGGAATCTCTAATCCGATATAGGCTTTTTGCATTACAAAAATCGATACGGTAAACATTGCCAGTAAAAGTTTTGGAAAGATCTCCAGCAACGTAAACCTTTAGCCTGTTCTTGTTACCCCAAAATAGTCCCATGTTGGCACCAAACTCTGTTGTAATTGCATCAATATTGATTCCTGCAAAAAACTTGTCGTCAAGGGTATAGGCAGAAGAATCTGTGTATAGCGTTTGTTCTGAAGAGTTTAAGTATTTAAACCTGTAAAGAATATTTCCAGCATTGGCGTTAATACTAAAATAGCTATTTGTTGAAGCATCTACTATTTTAATTAGTGGCTTTTCTTCTGACAAAGCTTCTGTAATTTTAAAGACACCCAAAATTGCTTTAAGATCATCCTTTAAGAATGCTGCGTTTTCAAAAACTAATGCAGCATTGCTGTCTTCCCAATCTTCCGTAGGCACAAGATTAATAAAGAAGTCGCTTTCTGGCTGAATAGACCCAATATCCGAAATTAAATCGTCTACTGGATTGCTTGCTCCAATAACTGTTGTAGAAAAGATATCTGTTACAATTTCTGGAAGAGGGTAATCATTGGTAGACAAAATGTTGTTTTCTATCTTTAGGTTATTGGTTGTCCCCTGATTCCAGGCACCAAGATCTGGATAGGAGTAGTTGTTTGCATAGTTAGCAAAAGGATAATCTACAAAAACTGAAGTTCCGTTATATGCAGTGTTTACCTTTTCTGGAAACTCTACTCCCTGCCCATAAACCCAGCGTCTTTTTGCTACAACTGCTGGAACAGAGTATGGATAAATTGCGACACAATCTATTTCTATAGGATTAACATTTTCATAGGCATAAAATCCAACCCAGTCTTGGTCTTTTCCACTTTGGTTTAACAGGTTTGGCAATTGCAATTCAGAGGTGATGAAGTTTACTGATCCAACCTCTTCTCCATTTAGCATCAAGCTAGCTGATCCATCTATAACCCTTAGGTGAACTAGCATTGGCCTAAACCATTCTCCAACAAAATGGTTTATTTCGTTGTTTCCAATTTTAAATGTCAGGAATGAGCCATCTACGTAAAGTCCATCTTGAGAAGCAATGGGCCCAAATATTCTTTTGCTTCCAAGCTCATTTGAATTTATTCTTAGCCACATTTCTACTGTATATGGTCTAAACTGACCAGACTTATTCAAAAAGCCTGTGCCTGGCAAAATCAAAGATGGAGAGTTCGATAGTGGTGATATCGATGTTGTATTTGAGGCACCATAAACCATTGATACCCCCGAATTTTTAGCAAAAAGCTTGGACCCATTTGAAATGTAGTAGCCAGAAAAATCTTGCACTCCATAGGCCTTTGCCTCAATGGCCTTTGATGCTGGAAGAGCAATGCTTGTTGGCAAATCTATTAAAGATGCTCCCAAAGATGTTGTGTTAAAGTTTTCTGACCATTGACCAAAAGTAAGACCATTTAGCAAAAACTTATACTCAGTAGTTGATGGCAAAGAGCTGTAGGTTACTTTTACCACAAGCCTTATTTGATTTGTAGATGTAAGAAGGTTTTCAAAAGAAAAGGTTTCTGAAACAAAAATCCATCTATTTGGCATTGATGTAGAAAAATCTTTTATAACCTGAGTTGGAGTGGATCCGTATTCGTATCCAATCGAAACCGAACTTATAGAGCCAGTTTCATCGTATAAGTATAAGCCAATTGCAAACGTTTTGTCTTCACTGCTTAAGTCTACAAATCTTTTTATATTCGAACTAGTTAGCGTTACGGTGTTGGTTGGATTTGTGCCAGTTGCAGTTACCCTAGTGGTTGAGCTTTCTATAAAAGGCTCTAGCGTTACGTTTGCCTGAATTGCAGTAGCATTTGACGATATTGTCCATTTAGAAGAATCAAAAAATCGTCTATTAGACTCATCAATAATACTTACATAGTCTGTTTTATCGTCTAAAGCCCAAAGAGCAATTGGGTGCTCTGCAAAAATCTTTTCTGCATATAAATTAGACGGGCTTGGCATAATACTATTTTAACACAGATAAAGTTAAAATCCTTTTATTTCCCAATTATCCCAGTCTGTAGTTTCATAGTCAACCCCGTCCATCCAGGCCTGACCTACTTTTCCCATCCAGGCTTCGGACAAAAATAGATTTCCGTCTTCAACTGTAGAAATTCTGTAAGAGTTTTGCTCATTTTCGATAAAAAAGATTAGATCTCCAGGATTTGGAAGAAATGATTGATTATGCTTTGGAAAACTAAGCAGCCCACCAGAAAAGTCATTATTCCAATAAATATAAGATTTATAGGTTCCCTCTGGCTTGCTAGTATCAAACTGTGGCCCAATGCAGGTTCCAGGACCATAACGTGCAATATAGTGCTTAGAAAACATTGCTGGATGATACTTCTCTTGTTCCATAGATTGAACTAATTCATAAAAACCCTTAGAATACTTTGAAAATACCTCCAAAATTTCTTTGGGCATTTCTCCTCTTGTATGAATGTCAAAATTAGCATTTTGCTTTTCATAAAGGTCATTGTGAAGTGGCACATGGTCATCTTTTGTGTGAAACTTTATTGTGTCAATATAGCTATTAACTAAATCTAGATCTTCTAGAGAAATAAAATTTTTAATAATACTAATCATTAAGAGAACCTCATTCCTTTATGGTTTACACCTTTGTTTTTACAACGATCACAGCTAATGCTGGTGGCTTTTGTGACTGGGCATTTTATAGTAATATTTTTATGACCGAACAAAAAGCATTTAACTTTATTAATCATTTAAGGAAATCCAACCATCTGAAACATAGTCTATGTTTTTTGGAGCAATATCATAAGCAATGGTAATTCTTGGACCTTCCCATGTCCAGTTTCCAATATTATGTGGATGGCCAGTCTCCGAAAGAATAAGCCGATTATTTTTATTTATATTTTCAAAAATGTTTTTTCTATCAATTAAATAAAATGTAGACGAAGGTTCTGCATTTACACAATAGTATCCATGAAAAACAGGTGCTCCACCACCATTTCCATGGTCATGAAAGTTTTCTGTTTCATCTGGATTGTATGGATTATTGCCGTATGCAGATCCATAGTCTATGTTCATCCAACCATTAATCATGTAGTCGCTAGATGAATAATCTATTTCATAATACTTGCAAGCCTTTTTAGTAAGGTCTACCAAAGAGCTTTTAAGATTTTTAATTGCAGAATTATCAAAGTTAAAAATATTATAAAAGTTAAACATTGCTGTTGTAGCTCCAAATGGGCTTACCTTAAATTTATCCTGAATTTCCGATGGCACATTAAACTTATCGGTAAAAATTAAGTCTTTTTCTATCCTCAGCAAATATTCTGTCAGTAAAGATAGGTCATTATCTAACACTGTTTCAAAAAATTTTTGTGGTGGCTTTGGTAGCTTCAACTTAATGGAATCCAATGCTGCTCTTGGTCTATTCCAAACTGCTGAACCTCTGAAAGTGGCAATATGTCATACGCAATCGTAATTCTGTCGCCTTCCCAGTCCCAGTCTCCCATAGCGTGTGGGTGTCCCATTTCTGATAAAATTGCTCTATTGTTTTTGTTTACATTGCTAATCTTTTTATCAAAAACCACATACTGTGTTTCAGATGGCTCTGCATTTACGCAATAGTATCCGTGGAAAAATGGTGCACCAGCTGGGCCATGATCGTGCCATCCAAGTTTTCCAGTTTTTTCTTTGCTATTAATATTAAACCAACCAGCAATCAAGAATTTTTGATCATTAAAGTCAAGGTCGTAATATAAGCAGGCCTCTTTTGCCATATCTCGTACGGCTAAATATAAATTATAAATTTCTGGAGTATTAAATTGAAAAACATTATATTGTCTCCACTTCATAGTAGAAACACTATTAGACTCTTTCCAAGATTCGTATTCTCCTAATGGAGTTACCCCCAATAGCTCAGCACTTTCAATTTTTTCATATCTAAGCCTTAAGTCATCTGCTAAAACATTAAGATCATTAGGTAAAAAACGCTCAAAAAATTTATGAGGCTGTGGGGATTGGCTTACGCTAAAAGGTTCGATCGGCTGATTCATTTGCATTATATAGACTCTCTTTCTCTATATAAAATATTATACACTATAAAAGGATTTAGCAGCAAACAATGTCGCCAGCAATAAAAGTAAGATAGTCCTCTGGAGTAATCCTGTAAACTCTTTCTGTAATGCCCTCTACAAGCTGTACGTCGTCAACCAAGACCTCTTTATACTCATTGGTAGACACGTCATATTCCATAATGGTGTCTCCAGTTACGATATCTTTTGTGGTTTCCCATGCAAAGAGTTCGCTTCCTTGCTTTTTCGCAAGAATTGGTTGCATAGTTGAAAAATGCTTTTCTGGGTTATTATTAAAGATAATAGTTTCTTCTACCTCTTTAGAAATTATTTCTTTTACAGGAACAACTTTGTATGATAGGTTAGTCATCTTATCATAAGACACCTTATCGTAGCTAGGTAGGATAAACTCTCCACTTTCGTATTCAGACCAAACTGGAGCAATAACCAGATCTCCAATTTTAAGATCTTTTGCTGCTATAAAGCTTATGTTGCCAGCATCATCCACAGTTGAAATCTTGGTGTTAGAGGCTATACATGTAAATGGTGGCCTAAAACTAAATGCTCCAAATGGAGAAAAGGTAAAAGCCATAAATGGAGAAAAGCTAAAAGCCATAAATGGAGAAAAACCAAAAGCCATAAATGGAGAAAAACCAAAAGCTACAAAGGGAGAAAAGCCAAAAGCACCAAAAGGAGCAAAAGAAAAGGTTGTGGTAATGCTATTGGATGAAGGAGAGGACTGGGAGTTTCCATTGGCGTTAATCGCATAAACAGTATATGTTTGTGCTGATCCTTGCTCTTGATTAACTGTAACAGAGGTATTGGTTGTTGGTCCACCACCTGGATCTCCTCCAGATAGATTTGTTTTTCCATCAGAGGCTGACCAAATGTATCCAGTGATTGTTTTTCCACCGCTATTAGGGGCAATCCAACTTACAATGTCCTGTCCAGCATTTGGAGATGAGGCACTTGGTGCTGATGGAGTAGCTGGAACACTTGTGATTAGCGTTGGTGTTGATGGATCACTTGGATCTGATTCTTGTCCCTCGCTATTAATTCCGATTGCTCTAAAAGTATACAAAACATTTGACTTTAATCCAGAAACAATGATTGGAGAAGAGGTTCCTGTTGCTGTAACTGTAGTTTGGCCTTCTGCTGTGGCAGATATTCTATAAGAAACAGCAAGGTTTACAGGACTAAACTCAACAACTGCTGCTCCATTGTCAAATTGTCTGTTAGTGCCAACATCATTTGCAGTTGGTGGTCCAGGAGGCAGCGGAATCAAAAAGTCGTTAGCGACTGTAGATTTTCTTCCAGTTCTTTTACTTACTGCCATTTTTGCCTTTCTTTAAGCTTCTAGGTCGCCAAAAAGAATCCAGCTATTTCTAGCTCTTTTCATTATTGTAGCAGATGACCACTTAGTTCGTGTCTTAAATCCTGGAGTAGCAACAAGACCAACACTAAAGGTAAGTTGACCAGATACTTGGCCACTAAATGGAGTATCTACAGTTACCTCTGTTCCGTTTGAACTAACAACCAAGGTTCCTGGTACAATTCCTGTTCCAGAAACTAACTGATTTGATTCTATGTTTAAGTTTTCAGTTGCTAAATTAAAGGTTATGGTATTTTGTGCACCACCAGAACCAAAAGTTCCAATCGTTAGTGGGCTTGTTGCAAAAGTAATTTCTCCTGATCCTGCCTGAACAATATCTATAGATGCTCCTATTGGAAAATTAAGTAGCTGATCTGGCGGAATTGTTAATGTAAGTGGCAAAGCACTTCTCATTTCAATCATACAGTCTCTTTCATCTAAGCTACTTAGTGTATAAGATGCTGTTCTATTAATAATTGTAGTTCTTGATGGAACACCTTCTCGTCTTTGTGCACCATCGGTAAATTGTATACCAGAAGATGGCAAGACTGGTGCATTCGTAAAAACTGGATTTGTTCTAGATGCCTTAGAGTTTAGGTCATTAATAAGGTTAATAACCTTTTCTTGACTAACTTCACTTACTTTAGCTCTATTAATTGGCATTTAGAAATACCCCTTTCTTTTACGCCTGAGCCTCTGTCCAGGATAGTCTACCAAGGATATCAATGCTTCCAGTGGTTCCTAGGTTTGTAACTACAATCGTCAGGGTGTCTGGGCCATCTGGGTAAATCTGAGTGTTTGAGGCTGTTCCTCCACCACCAAGGATTGAGTTTCCTAGATCTCTAAGCGATGTTAGATCAATAGAGTTTGTTCCAGACGATAGGAATCCACCAGTAACCTCACCACCAGACACAGTTACGTTTGATGCGGATGGATAAACTGCAATCTGTGATAGAGATGAGTTTGCAATTGTGGTTGCTCCTTCTGTTGGAGTTGTCCAGGTTGCGGCAGTTGATGGAATTGCATTTAGGAATGCACGTACCAAGTAGTTAGCTCCTGTAGTTCTTGTAGAAACATCTAGAGCATTTAGCTTTAGCTGCATTCTGTTAATCAGATCACGCTGTCCAAAGCTTGCTGCAATACCGTTGTCTGCAGACGGAGAAACACGAATTGCAAACAATGCACGAGACTGTCCTGCTGGAATTTGTGTAGCAGTGGTCTGACCATAGGTGAAGATAAGAGACTTATCGTCATCATATCTACCATCCATAATTACAGATGTTCCCCAGTGAGATAGGCTTGGTGCATAAGTAGGATATGCCAACTCAACGGATGTTGGTGCAGTTGCTGAGAAAGCAAATGTTTGTGGAGTTGATGCACCCATAGGAACGATCAACACATCGGTTGGGTTTGCCCCTGTAGCTGCATTTGTAAGAATAATGGAATTATTAGATGTGTTAATAGATGCTACGAAGGTTCCTTCTGGAATAGAAGCAGAGTTTACCCTCATACCAACCTGAATAGCACTTACGCTATTCAAAGTTCCAGTATTTGAACCAGCTGCAATTGTCAAGGTTGCTGCAGTTGTAATACCAGCCCTTGCCCTTGTTAGATTATTAAAAGCAGTTGCTGTTCTTGTTCCATAGTTAACATACTCAACCGTTGATCCATTTCTAATGGCAAGTGTTCCAGAGTCTGGGAACCCGACAGTAGTTTCAACAGCAAGGCTTACGTCTAGCTCGCCAACCAAGGCAGTTGTGCGAACAATTGGTGCTGTGGTAGATGACTCATAACGGGCTGGCAAGTTACCAGAACGCATGTAGGCTTCTCCATTTATGTTGTTGTTTTCTTCTTTGTGAACATAGAAAACATCTCCTTGAATACCACGAAGACCCCAGCGGATAAATCCAGCTCCATACCAAGAGTAGTCGATGTACCACATTTGCATTTTGCTAAGATCTAGGTCATATCCAGATGGGCCGTTGCCATCTAGAGTGTCTAGGTTAAACTCTGATTGAGGGATTCTTAGCTCTTGAACTTTAGATATTACAACATGGCTTGCGGTAGCACCACGATAAGCTGGTGAAATTGTCATAGATGTGTCGGAAGCGATTGACACAACCTTATATACCTGTCCACGCAATACAACTGACTCTCCAGGAGCTAGTTGCGTTGGGAACTGAGTAGGGAATGCAGCATCTGTCCTAGTTACTGTTGTAGATCCATTGGTAACGTTAACTCTACCAGATAGCTGATAGGTTGAGGATCTGCGAACTGCATACAGCTTTTGTCCATCATATTCCCAGAAAATACCGTTCTGGTCATCAAAGGCACCCATTCTATTTGCTGCACCAAACCAGTTTGTAATTGCTGCATAGTAGGGACCAGTTCCTACACTTCTTGTTGGCTCAGATAGCATCTGATACTGAAAAGTATTTGATCCAGTAATTGAATTAATAACAAACGTTCCATTATAGGCTGCATCTAATGCTCCAGCAATTAATACGCTTGTTCCAGGAAGAATGTTATGCTTCTCTTTTGTTTGTACTGTAGCAACAAGTCCAGTTGAAGAAATTGAGTCTAGCTGGATATTTGGGCTAAGAATTGTACCAGAAGAAATCTGCATACCCTTTCCTGACTGGTAACGGAAGTAGCGTCTAGTTTGTCTAATCATCTGCTCATTGTTTGAATTTGCATTTGAAGAGAACACCACTCCACCATCAAATGGTCGGTGCAGTACTTGTCCTTGTGGCAAAACATATATTGTTGCTCCAGTTGCAGCCAAAGTTCCAGTTGGAGCAGTGTTTACATAATACACAAACTGTGTTGGACTTAAGACTGTTGAGACCACAAATGTTCCATTTGGAGCATTAGTAGATGCTGTGGTTCCAATAACTGCAATTTCGTTTCCAATAGAAAGTCCATGTGCCACAGTTGTAGTTACACTAATTGCTCTTCCAGAGTATGTCATTGTTGGTGCTCCACCAACAGCTGCAGAAGAGAAAAGAGTTCCCTCGTAGACAGCAGTCTTGTTTGGGTCTAGGAGTGCTGTAATTGAAGTTCTATTCACGGCCCTTGCACTATAGGTTATTGATGAGGTTCCTCCTCCAGTCTCAATAATAAAGTTTCCATTTGCAATAGACAGGAATGTGTCCTGAACATAGATAGCTGTTCCGTTTGCAGGGAAGTTTCCAGAGGATCTAGTAACTGTTACTGTGGCAGAGTTTGTATTCATTGTTATGCCAGAAATGTTTGTAACAGCATTGGCAGAAGGATATGAGAATGGCTTATTGTTAATCATGGCAAGATTTTCCCACTTAGTAGGCTGAGAACCATACTCAAAGTCTGTATCGATAAGGGCTTGACCCTGAGAAATACGCAACTTGTTTACAGGGTCTTTAAGAACTTCTGATGGAGAAATTGTTTCGTCCACCTGGTCAATGATAAACTGTAGCTTGTCGTTAGCATTCATTGCAGCTGTGTTAAAGTTAAGGACAATAGTTGTTGTTCCCGTAGCACCGACAATGCTTGTGGTGTAGCTAGTTGCCTTTAGAGAGGGGTCTGAGAAGTTATAAATCACCTGCCCAGCAGTAACGTTAGTAATCAGGATAAGCTGCTCTTGCTAAATAATTCCTGG